AATACACAAATTTATATTGTACCAACACCTGCATCTGCAGTATCAGGTGAAATACAATTTACACGTAGACCTTTAGCTTTAGCTAGTGCTACAGGTACAAGTGTAACAACATCAAATTATTTTAGTGAGTTTTGCTATAATGCTCTTTTTGCAGCATGTATGGTAGAAGCTACATACTTTATAAAAGATTTTCAAACACTAGCAAACTGGGAAAGTAAATATAAAAATTCAATAGATGCATTACGTAATCAGTCTAGAAGAACAAGACAAGATGATATGCAATCAGCAAATAATCCATCAGGTGGTCCTAATCCAGTATTACAAGGAGCACAATAATGACTATTAGTAGAATAAATGTAATACAACAAATTACAAAAGTAAATAATAAAAAGAAAAAGAAAAAAAAGAAAGGGAGAAAAAATGCAAATAAAAACTAAAACTTTAATAGTAGGAGCTAATGCAAGAACTATTAATCAGTCTACAGGTCATGATACAAGTGGTAAACCAACTGGTCAAGGTTATGGTGCTGCTAGAAAAGGACCTGGAGTAAGAGG